TCTGAAAAGATGCCTCTGTTAAAAGGTTGCCCTCTTCATCATAAGTAGCATCTATTGGTATCTTGCCTATTTCAATTACTGCCATTCCTTGTGGATAGCGTTTATTTCCCTCTGCATCTGTAATCAACAGTTTATTCTTTGCCGTAGTCCAAGTACGTTTGCTTGTAAATGAAAGTTTGTGTACCATATCTTAAGTTGTTAATTCTGCCATTTGTGCATCTGTTAAATATTCAAATACGCTAACCTCTCTGCATTTGCCTGAAAAATCATCAGTTCCCCCGCCATTATCAAAAGAACATTCTGTCAATACATCTGCTGCGAAAGTTGTTCCTGACACATCAGTTCCTCGTTCCACCCCATCAATCCAAAGTGAAAAATCATTAACCCTGTATCTTATTGCCACTTTATGAAAATCAGTTACATCTGAAACTGAATAAGTAATAGCAGCTTGTGTTCCTGCTGCATTTCTTATATAAGAGTGAATCACATTTTCTGACGGTGAATAATAAACCTGCACTCTGTTTGTGGTTGTTCCATCGCTTAAAGTTATTGTTCTCTCTGCTCCGTCAACATCTGTTGCTAAAGCCGCCATTTCCGCATACAACACACCCTCAACACTATTAAAAGTAGCTGCCACACCTGCATTATTTATTTCATCTGCAATCCTTGTAGTAGTGCTACCCTCTGTTCCGTCATATATCCAAGAGGTTGGGTATGCTCCCTCTTCGAGTTGGGCAAAGGCTATGTATGCTCCTGAACTGCCATCGCCTGAGTATGAATTACTATTATCGGCATCTGCCAACCCTGCTTTAAATACTGCTGTTGTAGCAGGGACTGTTACAGTTATTGATATTAAATAATTGCTATCTGCCAAAGGGGTAATAGAATAAGCATCAACCGTTCCAATAGCTGTGCCAATAACACCATTTGTTAAGTCAAAATAATATCCATCTGCTGCTGCTGTTTCTTCAAATCTTATCCAAGTACGCTCATCTGCCTTTGCTACAATAGAACAGGTTACAGCCACTCCATTTGTTACTGTTAATGACCTTTGAATATAATGTGTACTTGTTGCACTATTCTCCACCAACTTAAACGCTGATGTTGTTAATGTAGCGTGTGGTGCTGACTGTCCTGATGTTACAGAACTTCCTGATTTTGTCCAATAAGCATTGTCAAAGCTAACAGGATATGTTAATAGATTTGTTCTCTGTGGCTCTAACAAGCAATAAGGACACGTTACACCACTATCGTAACTTATTCTCGGTACGTGTACTGCCATTTCCTCTAGCTTAATGTCGCTATTGACTCTTGTCGCAACGCTATTTCTCGCAACGTCAAAGTCACCACTTCCATCATCAGGCAATACAGAATAATAAGTTGCTGCCTTATAGCCACTAGCTATGTTTACTAATTTTGCTTCGTCATAAATAGCCATATTAGTTATCTTTTAAATTTTCTATTTGATCGCCTACACATTGTGCTGCCTCTACTGTTCCACTATCTGCCTCTACCCTTACAATGTAATCAGGTACAGGTGGTATATATTTTAAACAGTCGGGGCGTGAATCAAAAGGTATTGACCTTTTAATATTATCCCAATCACCAAACCAAGTGGTACAGTACACACTCCCATATCCTGCGGGTATAGCCATAATCTTTGTTTTAAAACAGGGGATCAATCCCTTTTTTCAGGGGATCAATCCCTTGTAATTTAAGCTGCTGTAAAAGTACACCCTGTACTTGTTACAACCGATGCCTCTACATACCAGTTAGTACCATCACAGTCTAAAGTTACCCAATCACCAGGTAAGAACTTAGCTACTACCAAAGTAATAGTATTCTCATCCGATGCTGCTACTACTGCACCTGCTACCTGAGCAGACCCTTGTATAACATTTGTTGCTGCTACAATAGTCCAATCAGTAGTAGCTGCTGTCGTGCTACAGATAAATTTGTACTTCACTCCTGTTGATGTTCCCACCGCAGGTAAAGTAATCACTTCACCTACTGCATCCAACATATAGGTTTTGCCACTATCAGCCTTTGTTAATGTAGTATTTGCTGAAATCTCTACAATTCGCTCACGTGATCGCCTCACGTCATTTGTTACATAAGTTGCCATCTTTATTTGTTTTAGTTAATAATAGCCTTTTTAAATATACTTCAATCTTCTTAATATTCTCTATTTTTGGTCTGTATCTTATATTACCCATCCTCCCATGTTTTGTTGTCCCTCACTATTCAACTCACCTCCTGTTATCGCTGCTGATATTTCAGGAAACTCGCTAGAGTTATCACAAATATAATCACTCATTCTGTTACCGTAAAACTCCGCTTTGTCTTTGAACTTTTTAATAAGCATATTCATATTTTCCTCACTTGCACTAATACCGTTCTCTGTTGTGTGTTGGTTTATTCCTCCGTTACTTATTTCATACTGTAAAAAGGGCAGAAAATCCCACATTACTAAATAAACTAAGGTAGGTGTTATATATGTGTTCTCCAAAGTAGCATAGTATTCATTACCTGCATCATCCAATTCATCATCCTCTATAAGGTCTTTCACTTTCTGCATTAAATTAGTGCCGATTATAGGTTGTAAATGAATGTCCTGTGCAGTCATTACATGGGGCAGTATCTTGTCTTCATCAATGTTGCCACTTAACCCTGTTATCCTCATTATATCTGCCCTATTTATTAAAAGTACCTCAGCCATTTTAGTTCTTATTTACAAATCCATGTTTAGGCATGTCCTTAGGCATCATTGCCACCTCTTTAGGGTTTCTAACTCTGTACCCTGCTCTCTCTGCTTTCCCTGTTGATACTGTTGGAGCAAGTGGATTGCCTGGTGATAGACCTTTGCCCTCTTTACTCATAAAGGTTTTTCTAACCCATTTATGGTGGCAGTTGCCTCCCCCTTTATAAAGCCAAATTGAGTAGGTTGCTGCTCCACCCTCACCCCATCCTGCGTTAACAGGCTGTGAGCCCATCTGTATAATATCTTCTTTTCTGTATAGTTTTCCTGCTGCCATCATTTTACGGCAAAATTCCCTTTCTCCTGGTATATTGCCATCATAAAAATATCTTACTTTAAACTGCCTTTCGTCTATCTCTTCATCTTGCTCACTTTTGGCGTTTGGTCTTGCTGTTCCTGTACTTGCTAACTCCAATTCATAGTCAACATCACCCTCATCCACAAGTTCCCACTCTTCAGGGTCTAAATACTCACCCATCTCAATAAACTCCTGCAAGGGGTCTTTTGACATTTCAAACTCAATAGGTGTATTGCTCTCAAATCCTACGTCTAAGAAGTTTTTTTGCTCTCCCAATAGGAAAGTAATATTGTTTAGCATAAGTATCCTGTAACTCTTTAGTACAGTTCTCTCATACAACAACCATGCGTTCTTTATTTCATCTGCGTTTGACCCTAACCCTGATGAATCTCTAATACCAAAGAATAAAGGTGAAGTAATCCTATGTCCTACCATTATTTTTTTAGTGCTTTCCTCTGATAAGAATTGATATTGCTTATCTAAGTCAGGTTGTGCAACAGGTTCAATAGTTGCTGCCTCTTCTTTTGAATCATTGAACGCCAAAACGTATTTACCTGCATTTGATGTACCACCCCATTTGTTTTGAATGTTGCGTTCCATGTCTTTGCGTTTTTCCTCACCAGGATCACCATTATTGAAGTTTACTAACATAGCAGGTGATAAACCGTTCATAATGTTGTTAAGATGAAAGTTAGATATCTCTTCCTCTATGTGTGCATACTGTAAAGCACCCTGATAGTCTACTGATGGATAGTAAAAACTACCCGATCTGTAAGGTTTAACTGCTAAAATAGAAAGTGGTCTTTTTATACTATGGTTGTATGTTGGAAAGTCTTGGGGTTTGTACTGTTTCTTGTTGGTTTGCATCCAGTCATCACTATACCACATTGTATCTATGTTACCCTCTTCATCTGCAATGCCTGAACGCCAATTTTGAACGGGTGTGTACTTAACCTCTACAATATTTTCCAATGCCTCATCCATTATTATCTGCTGAACATAAAAACCATAGCATTTTAAGTCAAATGCCCACCTGCGTAAGTCATCATCTTTGAAAAGTCTTTTAAGTAGCATATAATCCTGAGGCTTATTGGCTGCATCTGCACTTGTTAACCCGTTGCCTATAATAGAATCAGCAACACCGTTTATAATAGCATGGTTTGTAGGTGAACCCCTGTACCTATCTAACAAATACTCAAAATAATTATTACCCTCACCGTATTCTACCCATTTCTTCTGAGGGTTTTCCGTTATAGATGGACTTGTATAATTTGATAATGTTACAAATTCTATCATTTTGTTATGTATGTTGTTTCTGTCTTTGTTGGCTGTGTGTAGTAGTCATCTGTTACAGAATAGTTCTCTAAATCGGTTTGGTCTGTGCAGTATATCTTAGAAAAGTTAACTAGCTGTGATCCTAAATAAATCTTAACCATATAAAAACGACCCTCTATAAAATTGTAGGTAACATCTATTGTTAAAATACCATCTGAGATGGTACCTGCAACTAAATTAGAATCTGATGAGTTAAGACTTTCATCTATAACCATTACATTGAACGTGCTGCCCTCATAGTCCCTTACATAAGGGGTTATGGTTTGAGCAGTCGCTATTGCTGATAATATAATCATACTAATATAACGCTTAAACCCCTATTTTGTTTCTTTTTTGTATATTGGTATAAAGAAAAACCCCCACCGATTAGGCAGGGGTTTTTTATATCATCCGCTAGGATGGTGGGTCTGTTCCTGCTGTTACAGTTACAGGACCTGGTATTTGGTCAAAAGGATAGTCTGCTGCTGTTGGGTCAGCAGTTGCAGTTAGGAAATTGGCAGGTTCTTGCTCACGCCCTGTCAATACCATAGTATATCCTGATAAATCTCCCATCGCTGTTCCTGAAGTAACCGTTCCTCCCGTTACTTCCATTCCAAATGTACGCCCTAAGAATAACACGTTGTCATTGTTATCCTGGACAAACACATAAGGATTGCCGTAAGCCATTATCTTCAGTTCTTTTCGAGTTACAGCGTTCAACTGCTTAACAGTTAGGTTTAACACCTGCTCCCAAAAAGTTGTGCCTGTTTCCCTTGAAGAGTTAATGGTTTCCTCAAAATTAGATATGTCCTTGGTTTCGTACTTATAGACTGTTACCTCTCCCAAATCTGTGATAATATCCTCAGCACTTTCTACAATCGTTCCATCCCCTGCATTCATAAAATAGACTGCCTTAATGCCACCGATTGCATCCTTACATAATTCTAATCTTCCTTTGCTTAAATCACATGCCATAGTCTATAAGATTAAGCAGGTGTATAAAGTACAATTTCTGATCCTATGCCGTATTGTGTACCTGCTGTAAAACGCATTACAAAACGAACATTTTTGCTGCCGTCAATGTCAGCCATATCAATTATTTTGACTTCGTTGTTGTCGTTCAGTAAACCAGTACCGTACCATAGGTTAGATGCCTGTGCTGCTACTGCATAGTTTGATGTCAAACCGTTTGCAATAAATACAGGTATTCCATCAAATGTGAGTCCACCACTCCTGTTAAACCATTGTGTACCTTGTGCATTTGTACCTGATGCTCCAACTCCACTAGCTGCAAATCCACCTAATGCTCTGATATATGCTCTTCCGATATTTGGAGCAACATATAAAGTCATATCAGGCTCGTTATAAACTGCTGCAGGAATTTCATCTACTATACTACCTAACTCAGCTATAACATTACTTGCTGTTACTGTTGTTCCTGCCTCATCAACTACATCACTATCGGCTGTCATTTTCACAACCAGACCCTCAAACTGACCTGCTGTTGCTTCAACGCCATGCCATAGAGAAGTTTCTACACTTGCATTAACTATACCTGCCATCTGCTCTACAAAGAAAGCCTGAAAGCTAGGAGGTAATACGTCAAATGCTGAATAACCCATAGAAATAGCATCAAAATCCGATTGAAAATCAGTCTTACAAAGTTCAAGATTTACCTGAAGCTCTTTAGGTGAAAGAATACTCTCAGTTAAAGTAACTGTACCTGTTGGTGAAAAGTCACAAGTTGCATCTGCTAAAATACTCGCAGTAGAAATTTTCTTAACAACTTCTTTTAGTTTGATGTTAGGCTTGACTGTGATAGCATTTGCTCCCAAAGTAACACCTGATAGAGTAGCTGCCCCAATGTACTGCCCTGCAAATTCCCCTGCATAGGTAGTAGTGATTGATTCAGTAGTTGCCAATTTTACATTGTTGTAAAATGGTGTTTGCTGCATACGATGTGTAATACGTTCCTTGACACTCATGTTTGACAGGTCAAGGTTACTAGGCATTTCTTTTGCCAAAACAATCTTACCCTCTGGGGAAGTCTTAACACCTCTTGATGCAGGTTTAGAAAGTTTAGTTTCTTTCTTTACGTTGTCAGCTTTTAGCTGTTCGTTCTTGGTTTTTAGTTCCTCATTTTCGGCTTTCATTTTTTCGATAGCATCCAAATCTTCCTGGCTTAACTCTTCCTCTGCTGCTGCAATGCTGTCAATAACACCCTCAGCCGTAACGGATAGAATCATACCATCAGCTAAAGCATATTCACCTACTGCTAGGGGTACACGTTCCTCCCCATCGAGCATCCAAACTGCTTCGCCTGATTCAAATGCTTCTGCAAAAATTACAGTACCATCCTCTAAAGTCATTTCGGCTAACTCTATATCGTCACCCAAAACAACTTTACGAATCTTCTCTAAAATTGATTTCTCTTTACTCATTTGTATAAAAATTTAATTAAATAAATATAACAATATAACGCTCTACTACTTGTTTTGTCGTAAATTGGTAAATCGAATCTAATAGCCTTTTTGTTAAGTCTAAGCGTACTTAACCTTTTTTAATAGTATTATACCTATAATAAAAGATAATAGGAAACTCAATGATAATAGGGGTTACAGGGCATAAAAAAAAGGGGATGTAAACCACAACACCCCCTTTAAAAAACACTATGAAAACAATTATTTGGTTTGTAGTTCTGGCATTAGCTAATTGATTGTGTACTGCCTCCTGTTAGACTTCCTATCCCCTGATAAGTGTAGTAAGGTTGTTCACCATCTATTTCCACTAAAGTAGAATAGGTAGACTTACTCCAATTTAATACTGCTTTTTTACCTGTTCTTGGTGGATCAAAAAATTCTTTATTTTTCATATCATGTTTAGTAATCGTTTGACTTCATTTAGTTTGGTCTTGTATTCATCAATAGGTTCTTTGCTTAGTTTTTCCCTTAGTTCAGGCATGAAAAACCCCTCTATTGAGAACCCTTTTACTTCACCTGTCTTAACTAAGTTAGTCCAGATATCATTGTTATCAACTTTCATAGATACCATCCATGTTCCTAACGGTACATCAAAACCATAAATTTTTGACTTATCCACTTCTGCATCTTCAACAATCCAACTCTCTACGGTTGTCAGTCCATCTATTGACCCCTCATGTTCTAAGGTTGCAGACTGTTGACGGTTACGAATAAAATATAACTCTGATGCTCTACGGATAGTTTCTTTTGAAAAGATAATGTAAAATTCATCTTCCCCAACTTTACGGTAAATAGGTTTGTTAGGTACTAATGCAGCACCCATTAAAACCTGCCTATCTTCATCTGCTAATTTTATATGTTTTTGTTTCTCTTTACTCAATGCCACAAAGTCTATGTCTATTGCAGGTGAGTTAACAAGTGAAATAGCATTTATCCCACTTTGAGGGTTTTCCTCATCTAATATTACTTCGAATACTTCCATAATAATATAACGCTTTAAGTTAACTTTTGTTTTTTATACTGTTGCATTTGCTTTTATGTTTCTGTCTAATGCTGAACCTGATTCTACTTGCTCACTTACTACGAATGCCTGTGTAGGTGGTATGTCATTATCTTGGTTTAATGCGTTTGATATTCCTTGCTCTCCACTTGTTGCAGGTTGTATTAAATCAAATGAGGGTGCTGCTGTATTAACTGCTCCCATTCCAATATTTCCCTGTACTGTTCCCCCCTCTGGTTTTGTCTTTTTAATATTTGCAATGTTTGCTAATCCCATTGCACCGACTGCTGCTGCTAATATACCTCCAACGATTGGTCCCGCTATTGGACCCAACTGCATAGCCCCTGCAAATGCAGCCACCATACCTTGCAACATCTGAACAGTAGCACCTGCAATTTGATATTTCTTTTGTGTCTCAAAGTCCTGACTTGCTCCCTCCGCTAATTGAGAAATTAATTGGTCTGCTACGTTTAATGTAGCCTGTGCAGTACCCAGTATGATGGTTTTCTTGTCCTCTGCCTGTAAATCTGTCCACTTAACATCCCTATCATAGAAACTTTTAAGCAATTCAAAATAGCCACCCCACATACCGCCCATTTCAATTAATTGCTCTCCAAGAAATTCTTTATAATCCAATAGATTTTCAAAACGTGCTATATTGGCAAGTTCTTCCGCCCCTGGCTCTAAATCACTCTCGTCAATATCTAATTCATCAATTTCTTCTAACGCATCTTTCCATAATTGCACTTCATCATCTAATATTTGTTTTATAAAAGCATTTCTTTTAATTAGTGCTGCTTTATCTTTTTCATACATATCTATACGATGCTGAAACCACGCTTCCTCTGCCGCTTTATCTCTTGCTGCTGCTTCATCGTCTGCCTGTTGCCTTAGAAGTTTAATATATTCCCTTAAAGAATCTACCATATTCCAAGTTTCTAAAATAACTCCTTTCCTGGCATTTTTATTTGCCTCTAATTGTCTATCCAATACCTCTAAGGCATCACGCGTTTCCTGACTTTTATCTTGCGTTGCCCTTAATGCAGCCGCTTCTAGTTTAATTATCTCTGCCTGAACGGTTAATATCGCCAACTGTGCTTTTAACCATTCTGCTATTGCTTTATTTCTTTCGGTAATAGATTTGGTTTCGTCATCAATAATTCTTTTTAAATCATTCGATTCAAAAGTTAAATCCTGCACTAATGATATTGCCTTTTCTCTTTCTTCATTTAATTTACGTTGTATCTTATGAGCGTAGTCGGCTGCAATCAAAAAGGCATTAAGGCCGTTGGTTAATAGTATTTCCCTTTTTATCCAATCCCCCATAATCAAGAATCCTCTCTTGAAATGGAAGAAGAAAGACCCGAGTTCAATACTAAGTCGTTTAGCAGCCATTGTAAAGGCTGTTGTAGATACAGCCAATCTTTCCATTTCCCTCTGTGCTTCAATATTTGATGCGATGAAATCTTTTATAGCTGATGTTGCACCTCTGTACACAATTACAGCAGCAGTTACAGCTATCAATGCAGAACTTAAACCAAGTAATCTAGCAATTAACATTCTAATAGCAGCAGAACCTATTGTCGTTTCTTTAGCTGCCTTGAATTGTTCTGCTCCCCAATTTCTTATTGATGTTAAAGCATCGCCATAGGTGTTCCCTAATGCTGTAATGGCAATACTTTGTTTTTTTGCACTCTCGGTAAGTTTGTCTGATCTTTCTGTGAGTTCTGTTGTCTTTTTATTAAGGTTGTCTATATCCCCCTCACCTTTTACCTGCGTGTCTATTTCTATTATATATTTCTTACCCATCACTTATATATATTTTTACCTCTCCAAACTCTAAGGAATTGTCCTTTTACACCCTTGTAATCCTTTTGCAGCTTATACCTGCCTTTAGCAATTTCCACATTCTCAGATACATTGTACCAGTCATTTGATTGAAGTTGTTTTATAATCTGTGTTATCATTTTGTTAACATCTTTTGTAGTGTTGTTAAATCAGCATTAAACGATAAAAATAACAACGCTGTGTTTACTTTCATTTCTGTAACTTTGTCGAATTTAAGAACATCCCCATTTGAAAGGGTATAGATTGAAGAATACCAACCCCATTTCTTACCAAATCCAGCTTCCTTGTTTGATCCTCCCCCTGAGGCGTCAAAGATTTCAGGGTATCGCTTGTTAATTGCAGACCTATGTCGAAAAAAAAAGCGTATGCAGACTGTGCAACCCCTAACAACATCCCTGATAAATCTTCATTTATCCCCTTATAGGATTGTATTATATATTTATCTCCTTTCTTTTTTGTAATCGGTCTATATAGAATTGACATTAACTTATGTAAATCTTCAATACCACTATTAGTATCCATATCAACAAACTCACCAAAACTAATATCATCTAAGTTTGGAACAAACCCATATAAGATACCATTAAGTTCAAACTGTCTTATTAAAGGTATTTTTTGATTTAGTGCTTTATTAAGTTCACTTATCATAAAATCAATATCTTTTACTCTGAGTTTATTAAAATACTCGCCTTTAATATCATAAAAAACCTCTAATGCTTTACGGTTTGCAAAATCATCTGTGCTATCTTCTTTTACGATTGACATATATCTCTGCCATCGACAAAGGGCTATATCGTTTATTGATTCAGGTATTGTAATTTCTTTTTTCATATTCTTATAAGATTTGTAGAACCTGAGTTAATTGTATATGCCTGTGAAATATTACCGTAACAGTATAGTTCTATATAATCACCTATGCTTAGTGGGATAGTGCAACCCATTATCAATTCCCAT